TAAAATTAGGTAGAGCAGACAATTATGCAAAATGCCAATTAGGTCCTGTATTATTTTATAATAGAGTTTTAACTTCAACGGAAGTTGACCAAGTTTACGACCATTTTCAACCAACATATAGACCTTAATTTATTGTTTTGAATTAAAAGTTTATATTTATATTGAGAATTACAAATTTTTAAAAAATTAAGTATATACAATGGCAGAAAAATTAGTATCACCAGGCGTATTCACAAAGGAAAACGACCTTTCATTTTTACAACAAGGTGTAGCAGAAATTGGAGCAGCATTCATTGGCCCTTTTTTAGAGGGACCGGCAATTCCAAAAATTGTTAATTCACAAGATGAATTTGAAACATTATTTGGTAAAGCAGACGGAACTTATTATACTCCATTAGCAGTACAAAACTATTTAAGAGAAGCAGGAACAGCTACTATTTGTAGAGTTGTAGGTGTTGGTGGATATACTGCACAAAATCCACTTTTAATAACAGTACAATCAGGATCAGCAGCGGGAGCAGGTATAGTATCAGCATCAGTTGGATTTATATTTCCAACTCATAATAATACTTTATCAACAGGCTTAAGCGGTTCGGCAGCAACTACAGCTGGTAATGGATTATTAAGTAGTGGTGAGATTGGGAGGGTTGTGACAGGTTCTACCAGTTTTTCAGGAACATCATCTGTTGACCCTAATGATATTAACAATATTGAAGCAGTATTTGGTACAAATCCAAGAGGTGCAAAGGGTGGGTATGTTTACGGTTTCTTTAAAAATCATAACGTTGGATTTAATACAACAACTTCAGCTAGTGTGGTAGTTTTAGATGACCAAAATTTCGTATTTGATGCACAAGAGGGTGTAACTCCATATATTCAATCTCAAAGAATTTCTGGTGAAAGATTTAATCTTTTCCAATTTGAAACAATAGGTGTTGGTAATGCGGCAAATACAAAAATTAAAATAGGTATTTCAAATATTAAAGCAGCAGGTTCAGTAGCGGGTACAGATTATGGTACTTTCACAGTTGTTGTTAGAAGTTTCGCAGATACAAATAAAAAGAGAAGTGTTTTAGAAACATTTGCAAATGTAAATCTTGACCCTAATTCTCCAAACTTTATTAGTAGAGTAATTGGTGATAGAAAATTAACAATTAGTTCTGCAGGTAAAGTAACAGAAACAGGGGATTGGGTAAATCAATCTAAATATGTTAGAATAAAAAATTATAACCCAGTAGCACCTATACAGGCAGTTCCATTCGCTCACGCTGCATACCAATTACCGATATCAATGTCAACTAGCTTTGCAAATATGATGCCAACAGCATCTTTTATAACAGCATCTGCAACAGGATTTGGTGGTATTGATTTGGATAATAATACAGATAATCAAATTTATATTAATCCAATTCCAAACAATGCAGGTAATGGTTCAAATGTAGCATTTGGTTTAGATGTATCAAACGGCGGTTCACTTTCAGTTGGTTCAACATCGGCACAATTCGTTGTAGCATTTCAAGAAGGATTCGATGGTATGGCGCCAACCGTAGCTATTAATAAAGGTTCAGATATTTCAGCAGGTAACACACAAGGATTTAATTTAACTAATTCAACCTCTTCTGGTTCAGTAGCATATATGAAGCATATCAACGCATTAGCAAACGCAGATGAGTATGATATCAACATGGTTATCGCACCTGGTGTAACGAAAGCAGACCATTCATATGTTCATACAGCAATTATTGATATGGTTGAAGCAAGAGCAGATGCATTCTTTATTACTGAAATGGGTGATCCTGATGTAAATATTTCTACAATAGTAGGAGCAACATTAGCAGGTGGTTTAGATACTAATTACGCAGCAACTTACTATCCTTGGGTTAAAACAATTGATATTAATACAAACAAATTAATAACAGTTCCACCATCAGTATTATTACCTGGCGTATTCGCAGCAAACGATAGAGTAGCAGCAGAATGGTTCGCACCAGCAGGTTTAAATAGAGGTGGTTTGATTGGAGCAGTTTCTGTATTAGATAGATTAACTCAATCTGAAAGAGATACACTTTATGAAGGAAAAGTAAACCCAATATGCCAGTTTCCTGGACAAGGTATTGTAGTATGGGGTCAAAAAACTTTACAAGATAAACCTTCAGCACTTGATAGAATCAACGTAAGAAGATTATTATTGACTGTTAGAAAGTATATCGCTTCAACTTCAAAATATTTGGTATTTGAACAAAACTCATCTGAAACTAGAAATCGTTTCTTAAATATTGTTAATCCTTATTTAGAAGGAATTCAACAAAGACAAGGTTTATATGCTTTCAGAGTAGTTATGGATGAAACCAATAACACACCAGATGTAATTGATAGAAACATTCTTAAAGGTGCTATCTACTTACAACCAACTAAGACAGCTGAATTCATACAAATTGATTTCAATATCTTACCAACTGGTGCAAGTTTCGGTGGATAATTTAAAAAACAAATATTTATATAAAATAACTTAAAAAATAAAGTAAAATGCCAGAAATTTTAGAGTTTGACAAAATGTTCTATAAGAATTTTGAACCAAAGCTTGGTAACAGATTCATTATGGAAATCAATGGTATCGAATCATACATTATCAAAACTGCAAGTAGACCAACATTCACATCGGAAGTAGTAGAATTAGACCATATTAACGTAAAAAGAAAAATTAAAGGAAAATCTACTTGGGATGATATTAACATCACACTTTATGACCCAATTGTACCATCAGGTGCACAGCAAGTAATGGAATGGGTTAGAAGTTCACATGAATCCCTTACAGGTAGAGATGGATACGCTGCATTCTATAAGAAAGATGTTACTTTCTATTTGTTAGGACCGGTAGGTGATAAGATTGAACAATGGACTTTAAAGGGTGCATTTATCACTTCAGCAAACTTTGGTGAATTAGATTGGGCATCAAATGACCCGGTTTCAATTGAATTAACTTTGGCATACGATTACGCTATCTTAGAATTCTAATATCAATTTAAAAGAATATATCAAAGGGGAGCAGAGATGTTCCCTTTTATTTTTTTTAAAACTCAATATATATAATAAACAAAGTTATATATTAATATGGAACAAAACATAGAACAAAAAGTTACAAGAGGATTAGGAAATGTACAACAACAACCTAAATCATTTCCATTCGCAACCGAAGAAATAACTCTACCATCAAAAGGATTGTGTTATCCTGAATCAAATCCACTATCAAAGGGATATGTGACGGTAAAACTATTAACAGCAAAAGAAGAAGATATTTTAACTTCTATAACACTAATTCGTAAAGGTGTTAGTATTGATAGATTATTAGAATCAATTGTTGTGGAACCAGGTGTGAATGTTAATGACCTTTTAATTGGTGATAAAAATGCAATTTTAGTAGCAACTAGAGTTTTAGCATATGGTGCCATTTATAAAGTAAGTGTAACCGACCCTATTGAAAAAGAAGAAGTAGAAGTCGATGTTGATATGACAAAACTATCTACAAAAGAAGTAGATGAAAGTAAATGGAATAGAAATAATGAATATGATTTTGTTTTACCTAAATCAGGTACACCAATTAAATTTAAGTTACTTACGCATGGTGATGAATTAATAATTCAAAAAGATATAGATGCTAGTGAAAAAACTTTAAAACAATCAAATGAAGTTACGACACGTTGGAGAAGAATTATTACAGAAATAAATGGAAATAGAGACTTAGGATATATAAGTAATTTTGTTATCAATCAATTTCAAATTAAAGATTCAAAAGCATTAAGAGAATATATAAAAGTATTGACCCCAGATGTAGATTTTAAATTTGAATATACATCCCCTTTCACGGGCGAAAAGGAGGCGCTAAGAGTCCCAATAGGGGTTGACTTTTTTTACCCTACCGAATGATTATTCAGTAAGATTACATAAAAAAATATTTCAAATGATTTATTATGCCAATGGTGGATTTAATTGGCATGACCTTTATTATATGCCTGTCAAGTTAAGAGAATTTTATTATAGGGAACTAACAGATGCAAAAGATGAAGAAAATAAATCATACGATTCTGTAATTAATAAGAAGACCCCTTCAGTAAAATCGGTTAGAAGAAAGTAATTTTTATATTTTATATTTATATAAGATATAAACCAAGCAATTAATGGCCAGAAAAAGTAAAACACCTGTCCTCATAGATTCGGGAGAAGTAAAGGATTTAAAAGATGCAGTTGGAAGTTTACCCTTACAATTTGATAGTCTATCTAAATCAAATGAGAAGTTAGTTGAAAAAGTTATTTTATTGACAAAAGGTGTAACTGATTTAACAAAAACGGTATCAAAGGGATTAAACGTAAAACCTGGCAAAGGTAAATCGGGTAAAGATGCTGCAAGTGGTCAACCTGACCCAAAGCAAGTAGAAAATACATACAAAAAGAACATAGATAATATGTTTCGTGGTCTAAGTGGACAATTTGGAAAAAACATTGATAAAATGTTTGGTGGTAAAATCCAACAAAAATTAGATGCATTTTCTGCAAAATTAGAAGCAGGTGGTGTAAAAGGTAAATTTAGCGGAACAGGATATTATGATAAAGAAGGAAAACAGTTATCGTTTTCAGGAAAAATACCAAAAGGGGCAAAACAAATAACATCGGTAGAACAGCACGCAAAAATGTTCGGCGGTGATAATAAATTTGCTGGTGGTAAAAGTATGGGTGGAAACATTTTACAAAAAGCCGGCTCTAGTATTATGAGAGGTGGTGCATCCTTATTACGTGCCGCCGGACCAATTGGAGCTGCGTTTGCAGTTGGTATGCAAGTAGTAGATTTTTTCAATTCCGGTAAGGCAGCACAGACATTTTCCGATGTTGCAACATTTTTTGGTGGA